TTCCGACCATACCCCGGGAGGCATACACGAACATTGCCCAGTCATAGGCTGCGGACACGAATTGACGCATGTCCTCACGAACAACATAGGCAGGTCGCGGACGACACTCCTCCATGGAAGGGGGCTCACAGCGAAAGCAGAGTTCCTCCACCTTCACGAGAGTTTCGGCCGGCCTCCTCACACGAGCCTCACGACCCCACACCCAATCCCAGAACCGGGTTCGGGTAACGCCAGACCAAAAGAAGTGCTTGTATTGAGCTCGGGTCATCCCGAGCATGCGCGCTCCGACATTGGTCCTCACGACACTCACGAAATCACGGGACCTCACTTTCTTCCTTTCGACGAAAGCATCCCGCCACGACCTCATTACGTGGTATTCAGTGACCAGCCCACGCTGGTGATGAATACAGGACTTACACAAGTCCCGGACACGACGTTTCACGAATCCGCCTTGCACGAAATCCTCGACATCCCGCTTACCGGGAGAATCACCCAACGAGGGTTCATCGTTGTCAAAGGACACGTACTCACGAATTGGTCGATCGACGTTCGCTGGACGTCCGAGACACATGGCCTCACGACGCAGAAGGTCGGCACTGACCAGGACCTCCTCATTCACGCCCGGTACCCCATAACCTCGGGTCCATGAAACCCACCCCTTCACGGCGGTGGCACGATGATAACGAAGCATAAACGACAAAATCGTCCTGCGACGCTTCCCGTACCAACCCCAGGAAGCCGCTTTCAGGCGATCACGAAGGGCGATCTGACTGTTCGGCTTGAACAAAACAGTAGTCCACCTCACGACCGGAATAAGCTTGACCTTCTCCGGGGAAGCTCGGAAGAAAGTGGAGTTTATCGAAAAGAAGGCCGGGTGCACCAAGGTTTTCCCCTTACTCAGGGTCAACCCCGACTGGCTAACGCACTCCATCCATTTGTCAGCCTCCTCCTGGGTCGAACGGAAGGCGATATCGTCTCCGTTGACCTTAAGGGGCATGGATGTTGCGCGGTCATAGCCGAGCGCGTGTACTACGGTACAAAAATTCAATAAACAAAGGAGGGGGAAGGAGAGAAGATTTCCCATCAGTTGTCCAGTATTCTGTTCGTGCATGACGTCCTCCCAAGAAAGACTCCCAGTGAGGGAGTCGAGGGCCGCCAACTGCAATGTTACAGGTATGTGACTGGAATGGGCGAAAATACAAGAAAGTAAGTAACGACTGTGATGTGAAGAGAGGTTGTCGGTGGCATTTTCGTAATCACCAGAGACAAACACTTCACCCTTCTTCGACACGAACTCCGACATGGACTTCATCGAAGCGTCCCCTCGAAGCAACCACGGAAACTTGGATAAGTGACCGTAGAGCATGAGGTGCAAAGGCAGGAACTGTTGTTGAAGGAACGATGCCACCGTGACGATCCGACTCTTTCCGTCACGTTCTACGACACGGACATTCCGAACCTGGTCGAACGGTTGTCCATGAAGCAAAATGCAGAAAAAGTCCTCTCGGCCAACGGTCAAACGGGCATGTTCACGAGCCCCACCCTTGCGAAGACTCTTCTCCAAGCATGACTTGGCGGACAAGACAATCTTTCTACACTTATCGTAGTAAGACTTGTCCCACGCACCTCTGAACAGACGTG